ATGTCGAGGGTCACGAATTGGCAGTGCTGTCCGGCATGCGGAATTCTTCAGTCCTCCCCAAAGTGATGTGTATTGAGTTTGGTCACTCCGGTTTTGATCGCATTCGTAAGGTCATGAGCGACATGGGCTACGAGTACGATACGAATTCGCATGCCAATGCTTTTTTTGTTCGAAGAGATGTGCTTGCGGCTATCAACTTGCGACATCTCGCAAAACGCACGCTTTTGCCGAATGTTGAAATTGCCGATCAGAACGAGAAGCTATCCGCCGAATTGGCGGAAAAGGAAAAAGAGCTGTCGGAACTGAGTTCGAAAGTCGAGTTCCTCCAGAAGCGCGAATCGGAGCTTGTTGACTTGTATAATTCAACCATAAGCTCAAAAGCGTGGAGGTTTGCGCAGTTCATCCGACGTTGTGTGGGGCGTCGCTAGGACAGAACACGTCGAGCTTTCCCTCGCGGTCTAACGATGAATTGAGTATCGTAGACTTCTCAGTCTGCACATTACTGAATTGGCTTCGCATTCGCAGTTTCGCGGATGCGTAGTCATTTACTTTTCTAGTGCCTGATTACGGCACTTCGTTTCTTCCTGAAAACCTGACCCGCTGAGGTCTTAATCCAAGGAGTGCCGCTATGGCATCTGTGTCCTTTCACCATGGCACGCGTGTATTCGAAAGTGCCGAAACCCCGCTGCTGGTACGCATGGCGCGCACTGCCGTCATCGGTCTTATCGGCACTGCGCCGAATGCGGATGTACTTGCGTTCCCGTTGAATAAGCCGGTGCAGATCCTGCGCCCGCAGGATGCAGCAACTCTGGGCAACGCCGGTACGCTGAAAAACGCTATCGACAGCATTTTCGACCAGGTCGGCTGTCCGATCATTGTGGTTCGTGTTGAGGAAGGCGAGACGACGGCGGAAACCTGGTCGAACCTGATTGGCGACCAGACTGCCTTTACCGGTGTCCACGCATTCCGGCGCGCATCGTCGGACGGGCTTTATAAGCCTAAGCTGCTTATTGCTCCTGGCTTCACTCAGACCTCGCCAGCCGACGGCATTGCCTCGATCAATGTGACCGCAGGCGGAACCGGTTATGATGCTGACACGACAACGGTTGCGATTACGGGCACCGGATCGGGTGCGGTCGCTGAGGCTGTTGTTGCCGAAGGCGCGATCACTGCGATCATCGTCCGCAAGGCTGGTTACGGCTATACCGGAACGCCGACGGTTACGATCACTGGCAAGGCAGGGTCCAAGGATGCGACCGCAACAGCCAATATCGGTTCTGTTATGAACCCCGTTGTTGCCGAGCTGATGGGTGTGGCGGAAAAACTGAAAGCCGTGGCTTATGTCGACGGGCCGGACACGACCGATCAGGCTGCAGTGCAGTACCGTGGGCTGATCAATTCGGGGCGCATCGCGATTTGCGATCCGAAAGTCTTGAAGTATGACACGGAACTTGATGCCAATGTTCCGGCCCCATCCTCGCCGATCTTCGCCGCCAAGCAGGCGAAAATGGATCTGGAGCAAGGCTTTTGGTGGTCCGGTTCGAATGTCGGGATCTCCGGTATTGTCGGCGTCAACCGTCCTATCGAATATGGCGACCAGTCGAACTACCTCAATGAAAACCGGGTCAACACTATCGTCAATATCGATAATACCGGCTTTCGGCTCTGGGGTGTCTGGACATGCGCGGCAGAACTTCTCTGGCAATTCATTTCTGTGCGGCGCACTGCTGACGCGATCAATGAAGCGCTGGAAAAGGCATATCTCGAATTTGTCGACAAGCCGTTCTCCCGCGCCAATCTGAAATTCATGGTCGAGGGCGGACGCGCATTCCTCCGGCAGATGGAAGCCGAAGGCGCAATCTTGCCCGGTCATGACTGCTGGTTGCTGGACACGAACACCGACAACGATATGGCGCAAGGCATCATCAAGCTTGGTGTGAAGTTCGAACCTCCCGCACCGATGGTTGATATCCGCATCACGGCATATCGCAACATCGCGAGCTACACGCTGCTGCTCAACCAGGTTGCGCAGGAAATCACTTCTGGATCGGCTGGCTAACTGCCAGCCCATCCCGCTCCAATTCTCCCACTTCAACGTCATTAAGGGGTTAGGCTCATGTCTGACATGCCGCGTTATATCCTGCGGAACTGCACCATTTTTGCAGACCGCGTATCGAAGATCGGGCAGGCAAGCGAGATCACGCTGCCAGTGCCGACGGAAAAAGTCGAGGAACTGCGCAACGCCGGTATGGTGCTGCCGATTGATGTTCCGATGGGCTATGAAAAGATGGAGGCCAGTTTCAAACTCTCCGGCTTTGACCCGCAGGT